TATTCATAGGCTTTCCTTTCTTTTTTTAGATTTACATTTTGATTTATGGTGGTCGTGCAAGGATCTCAAGATTTTAACCCATTGGTCCTCACTTAAACGTCTAAATTCTTCATTAGAGCTGCGTATACGCTTGACTCTGAAAGTTAGGCTACTTGGTGTCAGTTCTTTATAGAAAACCAAAAAACAGGGTATGTTTAGGCGTTCTGCGATGATCTTTGAGAGGGTTGTAGCCTTGTATTTCTGGTCTTTATCATAACAAGTCTCGATTATAGCAAGAGGCTCATAACAATAAGCGCAGCACTCCACAGAGTCTACATCTATGTAGCTTATTCCATCATACTTTCTGTGCCAATCAGAATATAAACCATTACTGAAGGCATATACATTTCTAGCCATTACTTTTTAATATCTTTATCTCGTTTTCTTTCTGTTCAATTTCTTTCTCAAGCGCAAGTATTATGTTCTCTTGTTTTTTAATAAATCTTTTTGCTCTTTCTAATTCTTTCTTACAATCAATCTCATCAAATATTCCAGAATATGTCATTTTAAATACTCAATCTTTTTAACTACGCAGCGTGGATAAGCAGTGACGTTTCCAATTGAAAGTTTACTCCCATCAAAGCTAAAGGAACTAAAGATTTTAATTACTTTAGAATCTCTATAATATAGGTAACCAATATCCTCACACCAACTGAACGTAAAATCATCTACATCAGACAAATCATCATACCAAATCGATGAGCTGCAAATATCCTGCCAAATCACCTTAACTCGTTTATATTTTAATTTATTTTTGACCATTTTCCTTCCGTTATATAGGTTAAATAAGCATTGACAATAGCCAAAAACATCAATATTACCTTACAAAAAATGGATAGAAAAAAAATAAAAAAAGCATTTTCGATTTTCAATGGTGGTGAAGGTTTGGATCATTGGTCCTATTCGTCAACGTCAACACCTTTCGCAAAAAATATAATTTCATATTCATTCCCTCAAGAAATTAGAAGGAAGTTTCCATTTAGATATAAAGCAAACTTTGGTAACCTAGTTAATAATGTGGTCCAAAGATTGTTAGCAGATGTTTTGTATAAAACTAAAACAATAAAAGAAACAGAATGGGAGAGAGATATAAAAGTTTGTTTCGATAATGAATTAAAAACAATAAATCAAAATCCACCTGTAGATGAAAAAGATAAATACGGCAGGGAAGCAATGATTAGATTTGCGATGGATTGTATTCCAATTACAAAACAAGTTGTAAAAGAAATTGTTCGTAAAGAAAAATTAGTTTGTGAAAGATATGTTGAACTAAAAGAATTTGATATGATTAAACATATACTTGGTCGTATCGATTATGAAACTAAAACAAAATTTATAGAATTAAAAACTAAACCACCTAATTTAAAAAAGATTAAAGGTAAAGAAGAGTGGAACATGGTAACTCAAGAGCTGCCAACTGAACCCACAATTGAAAACCTAACACAGACTTCATTCTACTACATGGCAACAAAAAAGAAACCATACTTAGTTTATGTAAATGATAAAGAGTATGTCATCTTTGATCAAAGTCATGAGTTAATGAAGGATGATCATTTGAAACATCTTTATTACAAAATGATAGATAAGATTTTGTTATGGGAAAAAATGATTATGTTCTGCGATGGTAACATAGAAGAGTTAGCTGCTATGATGGAGCCACCAGACATGAATCATTTCTTTTATTATAAAGATTTAGCAGATGAGCAAAAACAACTAATCAATAAACTATGGGGTATAAAACTATGAGTAATCAAAACATGAAGATCTGGGATTTTTTAAGTAAAACAAATCCAGAGTTCACTAAACCTTTTTCAAAGTTTGGTGGCAAAACATTAACAACGATAGATCCACATTATCAAATACAGATGATGACCAATGCGTTTGGTCCGGTAGGTAAAGGGTGGTCTTACCAAGTTGAATACAAATACTTAGACAAGTTAGTCTTTGCGGAAGTTTCAATTCAATATTTCTTAGACAACAAATGGTATGCATTTGGTCCAGTATCCTCTGTACAAAGTCTAGCAAAAAAGAATGGTGGTTTAGATGATGAAGCACCTAAGAAAGCTATGACGGATGCAATGACAAAAGCATTTAGTCACCTAGGTATGAGTGCGGATGTGTTCTTAGGAATGTTTGAAAACAATAAGTACGTTGAAGATTTGAAAAAAGAATTTTCACAAAAACAAAATTCTGTGGCGTATACTACTACGGATACAGAACCTGCATACATGGATGACACTGTGGATGTAGATGAGATAAAGAATGAGATCTCTGCTGCTAAAACTGAAAAACAATTTTATGCAGTAAAGAATAAATTGAGACTCAAAGTTAATTATCTCAAAAACAATAACTTCAAAGCATACGAACAGATAAGGGATTATACTCGTAAGCATGAAGCAACACTAACCAATAATCAACAATAGTTGATATAACTAAGGAGACAATATGTCTGAACAATCAGAAAAAATATACATTAACCTAGTCAAGAACAAAGATTGGAAGTCACCAACAGATAAACTTCCTGTCTATGTTGGTCCAAAAAATATGAAACATCCAGATAAGAACTGGACCATTGGAGTCAACATAAATGGTAAATGGTATAACCAAGCTGCCTTTCCTGCGAAGGATCAAGACGGCAATGTCAAAGAAGGAGAGATGACAGTTATTCTTACACCAAGCGGAGGAGGAGCAATGAAAAAGGATTATCCTAATCTTGCAAATTCCGCTAGAGGTGATAATAACGAATATACCTTTTAATTAGGGTATCTAGCAGGGTGGGGTTTTTTTTCCCTTTCTATCGTTTTCCCCACTCTGCTAAAAAAACTTATGACAGATAATATTAAACAACCACCGCACTATACTCAGTATAAGATAGAGCCAATAGACTTTATTATTGCTAATGATTTAGATTTTTGTACTGGAAACATAATTAAATATGTTTTGAGACATAACTTGAAAAATGGAGTAGAAGATCTTAAAAAAGCTAAACAGTATATAGATTTTCTAATAGAAAAAAAGATTGAAAAAAGTAAAAAAGTATGACAAAATTTAGGCGAATTATCAATGGCAACTGTTCGTTTCAAATGATCGAACTATTTGATGATGTAGAGAAGGCTACTGACCACAAAAATAATGGTGAGTTAGTAGAATGTAAGATCGATGATTTAAGAATTGATTTTACAAAAGTAAAAAAGGAGCATGATGGAACAAATCCGATTGCGTCTGCAGAAGCTGAAGGATCAACAACAGAAGAAACACGAGAAGTATCTGGAAGCAAAACAGAAAGTAAATAAGTATCAAAAAGATTCTTATGCTTTACTTTGGAAAATCGAGCAGACAAAAGAAGAGTTAATGAGAACTAGATAATCATTAACTTTATAATTGAAAAAAACGTAAACAAACTGTAGGGGATCTATGACCATAAACGTAAGTCAACACTATCAAAAGCACATAAAAAAATTAAATAACAATCACTTTATATATAAAGTTAAGAAAGCGTTTTACCTTCTTACGAGCCAAGAAGAAAGATTATATGAGGTAGGGTTCTCGGAAGGATTTCTTTATGCTGCGGATCTCCTGCAGAAAAATAAACCAATTGTAGATAGTAATTTAAAAAGAAAGATTGGTGTTCAATATAAAAGTGCAAACATGGAAACTGTAAATAAAGTTATCGATAGAGTTTGCAAAATATGTTTAGTTAGTAAACATGATATTTTTAGTAAAGGTAGAACTAGAGATGTTGTTAGAGCAAGAAGTATTCTTTATAATTTATTACATGAAAGTTATAACATTAGCATCTCATCTATGAGTCGAGTCTTTAATCAAGACCATACAACAATCATTCATTCTTTAAGAAACAAAGAAGATAAAAGAAATTATTGGAGTGCAGAAAATAATATCTGGAATGAGTTTCAAAAACTACAAGAAGAAGATCTTACTTCTTAAATCCAGACTTCATATTTTTATAAGCCTTCTTTGTAATTGTAGATTTCTTTTTAGATCTAGATGTACCTTCTTTTTTTCTTTTATTAATATTATAGTACAAACCTTTTCTAGCCATCTTACCAGACTTAGTTTTATGATAACCTTTTTTCATTAGTATTTACCTTTTGATTTCATCTTCATACCTTTTTTCTTAGCGTATGCTTTTGCTTTTTTCTTACCAGCTTTCGTATAGCTGAACTTCTTTTTTCCGACCATTGGCATTTTGTTTCTCCTTTAATTTACGTTCACAATAATTGTCAAAACAAGAACCATCTTTCCCATCATGACAAAAATATTTCTTAGTTGCAGTTATAATCCATCCCCCTTCATTACTCAATAGTTCTTTGTTACATTCTTCACAAACACCACAGAGTCTTACTACGTTTTTTTTATTCCATCCTTTTTTTTTCATATTAACATTTCCATCTACGTCTAGCTTGTCTTAATCTTGAATTAGGATTCTTAGCTGCCTTTGGAAATTTTTTCATTTGACCTGCGGATCTAGCGCAATAACTTTTTCTTCGTTTAGCTGCCTTTGATCCTTTTTTAACTTTACCTGTAACTGCAGTTTTTAATTTAGATCCAGGATTATCTCTTCTATATCTAGCAACACCAGCTCTAGTCATTCCTGCACCAGACTTTGTAGATCTATAATACTTTTTACTTCTTGGTGGTTGTTTATCTTTTGCCATAATATTATTCTAATATAAGTTTTTTAATTGATTTACTACCATCAATATTTAATTCTGTTTCTGCTTTAGATTTTATACATTGATGTTTAATATTTGATCCTTTTTCTGACCTCTCAGCATATCTCTTACCTTTTAAACAATCACTCATAGATTGTTGTATTCTATGTTCTTTGATTTCATTATTTACTATCATTAATAAAGCTACTACTGTTTCAATCATTAGTGTGTACCATTTGTGTATTTCATTTCTCTACTAGCATCTTTTAATTTTTCAATATCATTCAATGCTTTTTCTAATTGTTTTTCTACATGCTCTAGCATAACTTGATTGTGTATGTTCTTATCTAGAAGTTCTTGATGTTTCTCTATAGTCTCGTACAAATCTTCCAATAATAAAAATTGCTCTTTATCTACTGTAGTTTGTTCACTAGCTTTTAATAAATCTGCATTCATTAATTCTCTAGAAGTTTCAAGTGAAGTAAGTCTAGCAGTGATCTCAGTGTAAGCAAAGATACCCATAGCAACACCAATGATAATACCAACCATATTTTTAATTGGCATAGCAACAGATGTATTCTCACTTAACTTCATTTCTTTTTCTTCTTTCTAGGAAAAAATATTTTATCAAGATGTTCTGCAAATCTATCAAGTGCAGCAAAACAATTATATAAAAATTTATCAATCACATTCCACCTCTATTCTTAGCTTTCCAAGATCTTTTTCTATGCTTGTTCATACTACTCATTTTTGGTCTACGACCAATACTTGTTTTCTTAGGTATCCTTTCATGCGGTAGCTTATCAAGATCGAACTTTCTTTTTGCCATATCTCTTCTTCCTTTTCTTCTTACCTGTTTGCTGCGCAAGAAGTGTAGGCTTCTTTCTACTGTATTGTGATACCATCATTGTAGGTGCTTGATGACTCATTACTATATAATTATTGCAATGATTAAAATGACAACAGCAACTGCAATTGCTTTCTTATGTTCTGCCACAAAATGTGGGATATGTTCTTTTAAGTTCATTTCTTTCCTCCTTTAAATATTTGTGTTCCCTTAATACCATAAATACTCGCCACGACAAGAATCCATAAATTTGTAAACCAGCTGGGAAGTTGTTGGAATTGCTCAAAGAACTCTTTTATTTTTGCAGAAGCGTTTGGATCATCACTAAAGACTCCCCAAGCGATCACCAAAATTGGCAAAGTGAGAATGACCAAAACTGCCTCGTCTTTCCAATCCGATTGTCTTGCTTCTAATAATTTTCCAGAATATTCTAATTCACCACTAGCCATTTTTTCTGCATGAGCTGCTTGTGCATCTGCCATACGCATTTTAGTTTCTTGTTTCTTTTTATAAATATGCGTACCTGCATTCAAAGCTAGTTTAATTGCACTAAACCACATTATACTAAATCCTTTGCCTTACCAATTACAGGCTTGTATTTTGTTTTGCCTTCAAATCTATAAGCATGAAGGAATTGCTTTCTTGGATCTTTATCACAAATACTACAATGTATCCATCCAGAATTAGGCTCACCTACTTTATAATATTCTAATATTAATTGATCATAATCTAGGTTTTTATTAATCCAATCTGCAAGTTCTGCATTGTCAGTACCTATAACTTCGAAGTCTGCTGCCTCTGCTTTGGCATGTTGACTATTAACTGAACTACCAATAGCAGCACAAAGTTCTGGTGATCTATATCCAGATGTAACTTTGACTCTACCAAAGTGATCTCTAACTGGTTGAAGTATAGTCTCGCAAAGAGTTTTAAGTTTTTCTATCTGATCTGCATTAGGATTGTTATCAATATTTTTTCTTATAGCAGTATCTGATTTAATTAATTCTTGTAGTGTAAAGTTTCTTGATAAATTCATTCGTATATTATCCTCACATTAAGTTTCTTTTGTTCTTTAGTTGCTCCTCTAGATATAAAAGTTCCTTTGAGATTTCTTTTATATCCGTCTGGTGCAACATAACTATCTTTCTTTCTATAATTTTTACTTTTAACATCGTAAGCAGTATACTCACCTGTAGTCATATTTAAAGTAACAATATCTACTGGACCAAGACCACCAACAGGTATAAATACAATAAGATTAGGATCTTTTGCAAGTCGTAATTGAGCTGAAAGTTCTGAAGTTAATCCTGTTACGGCTTTTTTTCTTCTAGCCATTGAATTTAAAGAAACCAACAATAGCAGCTATTAGACCTGCTAAGAAAACTAAGACATGAACTGCGCCTTTACCTTTGTTCATATCCTTTCTTAAATCCTTGATGTCTTGTCTCATCTCATCGATTGCTTTAAATAATGTTTTCATTCTTTCTGCACAGATAGCTTCATGTTTAGATATTCTATGACCTAGGGATGCATGAACCAACTCTTCTGTTTTCTTTTTTCTAGGCATTTTGACCAATACCTCTACATTCAAATTTAATTACAATTTTTTCTTTTTCAAAATCTGGTATATCCCATTCTTTTAATTCTTTTAAATTTCTAAAAGTTTTTTGAGCAATAGCATAACCTGCGTTGATGCAATCATAATGTGAATTAAATTGATAACCAGATACTGAACTTTCTGGACATTGACCTGTAGTCATGCTGCACATATACAGTATCAACAGGTATTTCATGATAAGCTACAATACGATTGTATTAGCTTCTTCTTCAGTTAATGCTTCACCTGCAATAAGTTTAGCTTTAGCACTAGATTTTAAATCTTCTTGTGCTTGTTTAGCATTAGCAATTTCAACTTTTTCTGTTTCCCAACTAGCATTTTCAGTTTCTTTTGTTGTAATTTCTTCAGCAGTTAAATCAACTTCAATACCATTAGGATTTTCTTGATTAACAATTACTCTTTTCATAAATTATTCTCCTTATTTAATTCCATATAATTCAGCTCTAAAACCAGATTTTAAATTTCCACCATGAGTATAAATTCTAAATCCTCTCATAGTTCCAGTGCTACCCCACCAATGACCACCTGCACCTACCATAATTTGTGTTGTGCCATCCCAACCATTTGTAAGATTTGTAACTGCTTTCCATTGACTTGTACTATCTGGATTTTGAATATATAGTTGTCCAGTAGAAGGTTTTGTTGCATCATTTGAACATTGAACCATATACCATCTATCTCCATTCCAATCTGAAGTTGAACTATCTCCACTTCCACCACTATTTACAACTGCTCTATTAAGAATAGTATATAGATTACTATTAATAATATTTCCTGCACTATCTATTGGTCTGCCATTTATCCAACCACCATTAACACTACTATATCCTGCAAATTGTATTACATAAGATTTATAAGTTGAGTAGTTAAATAGATTGTCAAAATCAATTTGTGCTGTATCACTTCCTAAAGTTGTTGAACCAAGTTTTACCCAATCACTTGATACTGCTGTCCATGATGGATTAGCACCAGAGCCACCAGTTTGTAAAACTTGACCATTTGTTCCTGCAGCTAGTCTTTGTAATCCACTTCCATCTCTGTAAAGTATATCACCTTGAGTTGTTAATGTAGTACCTACATCAGTACCACCTTGAGACATTACATTCCAGTAAGTAGTATTAGTTACTGCATTTCCTGTAGAAGCTAAAATACAAATGTATGAACTTCCTCCAGATGAAACAACATCATCAACAGCATATGCAGTTGAGTTATTGTATGCACCTCGCCAATTAAATTTTATAGAACCAAGATTAATAGTAGCCATGTGTTTCTCCTTATACTAATTTTTAAATTGTTGCAATCAAATTTCCATCATTATTTATGCTAAAAGTGTAGCCACCAGAAGCTAATAATACTTGATCGAATGCAGCATATGTGCTTTCACTTATATTGTCTGCACCACTGTTTGTAGTAGTCACTATCAATTGACCACTAACATTTTTATTAAAACCATAAACCTCTGTACTGTCTAAGTTACCTAATATGTTTGAAATTTCTCTTGCTCTTGTCATACTACCTCGCTGTACATGGTACGTTGTTTGAACCTACTAATGATTGACCAAATGCCATGTAAATAAATGATTGTGCATTTCCATTAACACCATCTCCACTACCTCTAAATTTAAAACCATTTGAAACTAAATCTAATACATATGTTCCAGAAGTTGCTTCTGCATTGTTAGTATTGGGTTCTAAAATTTTTTCTGTTAAATTGTGAGTATCTCTAACACCATCATAAATTCTCCAAGCATGAGTATCATTAGTTTTCTTAATCATAA